GAGCTGGAGTCGCTGCGGTCGTGGGCCCAGGCGGTGCGGACGGCTGTGCGCGACGGCGCGCCGCGGGGTGGGGCGTGAACGCCACAGATTGTTCGCGGGTCCTCCCTGCCAATCCCGTGCGGGTCGAGCGGATCGCGGAAGACGTGACTTTTTCGCAACAGTAGTGTGACCGTATGGTGGACCGCGCAGCCCCCGACATAGACCTGGCGACCGCCTCGGTGACCATCGCGCAGCTCGGGGAACTTCTGGGCGTCGGCTCCAGCGCCATCATGAAATACGCCCGCGAGGCCGGATTACCACGCGGCGAACGCAAAGGCCGCTACCCCCTGAAGGCCTGCATCCAGTGGGCGCTGGCCCGGGCGAAGGCGCGGGCCGAAGAGGTCGACGAGTCGAAGGACATCATCGAGGAACGCCGCAAGCTGATCGTCGAGCAGCGGAAAGGCCAGGAGCTGGAGAACCGCAAGAAGCGCGACGAGCTTGTCGATGTCGAGGCCGTCCGGTCAGTGTTCAACCAGATGATGGCCGCGGTAGCGACGCAGCTCGATGGCCTTGCCGCCAGGGTCACGCCAAGGGTGGTGCAACTGCGCGACCCAGCACAGGTACAGAGGTTGCTGTTCGATGAATGCCGAATTATCCGGGCCGCCGCAGCTCGATCTATCGAATGCATGGCAGCTAGCCGCGTCGTCCGCGAAGATCCTGAACCCGCCCCCCAAGAGGAACGCCGGCGAGTGGGCCGACGCCCACCGCGTGCTGCCCCCCGACAGCCCGGAGCCGGGTCCGTGGAGGACTGACCGCACGCCCTTCTGGTGGCCGGTCTACGAGGCCGCCAGCGCGGACCAGTACGACACCATCGTGATCGTCTGCGCGAGTCAGCTCGGGAAAACGGAGATGCTATTCAATATCGTGGGGCACCGGTTTACGGACGGCCCCTACCAGCCCGCCCTGTACATCGGACCCACCGAGAAGAACACCAGGTCCATGAGCAAGGACCGGGTGCACAAGATGCTGACCAGCACCCCGGCCCTGTGGGATCGAACCGAGCGCGGCCACCGGTACTCCACATACGAGAAGTGGATTGGCGGCACCCCGCTGCGCTTCGGCTGGGCGGGCTCCGCGACCGAGCTGGCGTCGCACCCCTGCGGACTGGTCCTGGTCGACGAGCGGGACCGAATGGCCGGCGACACCGATGGCGAGGGCGACCCCGTCGAGCTGGCCCGGGCCCGGACGAAGAACTACTGGTCCCGGAAGATAGTGATTGCCAGCACCCCGACCGTCGAAGGGCATTCCGCGATCTGGCAGCTGTGGGAGGGTGGCACCCGGCACATGTGGGCGTGGGAGTGCCTGGGGTGCAAGGCCTGGTTCATTCCTCACCTGGCGCAGCTGAAGTGGCCGGACGGCGCCACCCCGGACGAGGCCGTGCTATCCGCCTGGGTGGAGTGCCCGCACTGCCTGCACCAGCACACCCCGGCCGACCAACCAACCCTAAACGCCCACGGCCGCTACATCCGTTTCCGGAAGCTGAAGGACGGCGAGGGCGGGGACAAGGCCATCTGGGGGCAGTACATCCCCGACACCGACGCGAGGCCCACGGCCACGGCGTCCTTCTGGGTCTCGGGGCTCGCCAGCCCCTGGGCGCCCTTCGGCCAGACGGCCCGCCTGCTGATTTCGGCCTACAAGTCGGGCGACCCCGAGCGCATCCAGGCCGTGGTCAACACCTGGGGCGGCGAGCTGTTCCGCCAGCACGGCGAGGCCCCGGAGTGGCAGGAGGTGTCGGCCCTGCGGCAGGAGTACCAGCCCCGGACCATCCCGGCCGGGGTGCAGCGCATCACCCTGGGGGCGGACGTACAGCGCAACGGCATCTACTTCGTGATCCGCGGCTGGGGCCACAACTCGGAGTCCTGGCTGCTGGAGGAGGGCGTGCTGTCGGGCGAGACCGAGCACGACGCCGTGTGGCAGTCCCTGCGCCTGACCCTGCTGGCCCCCATCGGCGACCGCCGCATCGACCGGGCCTTCATCGACTCCGGCTACCGGCCGGGCGACGTCTACCGCCGGCCGGACCACGCCGTCTACACCTTCGCCCGCAGCCTGCCCGGGGTGGCCTACCCGACGAAGGGGCAGGACTCGGGCGACCAGCCGTTCAAGTACAGCAACATCGACTACACCTTCGGCGGCAAGGTCATCAAGAACGGCGTGCGCCTGTACCTGGTCAACACCGACTACTGGAAGCGCTGGCTGCACAGCCGGATCCGCTGGCCCGAGGACCAGCCCGGCGGGTTCCACCTGCACGTCGCCACCACCGAGGACTACTGCAAGCAGCTGGTCGCCGAGGAACTGGTGCTGAAGGCCAGCGGCCGGGCCACCTGGGTGCGCAAGTCCCGCCAGAACCACTACCTGGACTGCGAGGTGCTGGCCGCCTGCGCCGCGTACTCGATCAACGTCCACAAGCTGGGCGCGCCGCCGCCGGAAACCGAAGCGCCCGGTCCAACTTCACGGGGCCGTGAAGTTGCCACCCAATCACCCAGCCTGCAGCGTCGACCTTTGTGGTAATGCGCATAAATTGGGGCCATGGCAGGCCCCTCCGTTGCTGACAAGGAAGCCGAACTCGCTGCGTTGAACGCGGCGATTGCCGCCGTCCGCCTCGGCCAGAGCTACAGCCAGGGCGACCGCCAGCTGACCCGGGCCGACCTCGACAAGCTCGAGGCCAGCCGTTCCCGGTGCGCCCGGGAGCTGCGCGAACTCGTCGCCGCGGCGGCCGGCGCCCGCAACCCCGGCGTGATGACGGCCTCGTGGGGCTGCTAGACCTCGCCGGCCAGCTCTTCCCGGGCCTGACGGCGGGCTATCTGCGCCGCCGCGCCCAGCTGGCGCACGCCCAGCGGCTCTACGACGCCGCCAAGCCCAGCCAGTACCGGCGGGCGACCAACAACCGGACGTCGGGCGACGGCGTCATGGACGTGACCGGCGACCGGCTGCGGCAGCTGTCCCGGCACCTGGACGAGAACCACGACCTGGTCATCGCCGTCCTCGACGACCTGGTGAACAACGTCATCGGCTCCGGGGTGCTGGTGGCGCCCATGGTGCGGCTGCGTGGCGGCGCCCTGGCCGAGGACGTCAACGACCGGATCCTCGAGGCCTGGCAGGAGTGGACCCGCCGGCCGGAGGTCACCAAGGAACTGGCCTGGCAGCAGGTCGAGCGTCTGGTGGCGCTTTCCATGTTCCGGGACGGCGAGGTGTTCCTGCAGCACGTCACGGCCCGGGCCTACGAGTACCCCACGGCGACCCAGTACGCCCTCGAGCTGATCGAGGCGGACATGGTGCCGTTCGACGACACCGACGCCGACCGGAACATCCTGCACGGCATCCAGTGCAACGAGTGGAACGCGCCCATCGCGTACCACCTGTACCGGAAGCACCCCGGCGGCCCGCTGTCCCAGGGCAGCGCCCGGACCGAGGACTTGAAGGTGCTGCCGGCCTCGCTGGTCAGCCACCTGAAGCACACCCGCCGCATCGGCCAGCGCCGGGGCGTGCCGATCCTGCACGCGGTGCTGAACCGCATGTCGGACCTGAAGGACTACGAGGACTCGGAGCGCATCGCCGCCCGGGTGGCGGCCAGCTTTACCGGCGTCATCAAGCGCACCGCCGAGTACCAGTCGTACGGCGGCCAGGACGCGACCACCGGCAACCGGCTGGCCGAGATGGCGCCCGGCATGATCTTCGAGCTGCAGCCCGGGGAAGACGTCAGCACCATCGGCAGCAACCGGCCGAACACGGCGCTGCTGGACTTCCGCAACGCCATGCTGCGGGCGGTGGCCGGCGGCACCGGCACCCGCTACAGCAGCATCAGCCGCGACTACAACGGCACCTACAGCGCCCAGCGCCAGGAGCTCGTTGAGGCCTCGATCAACTACCGGGCCTGGACGGTCTACTTCGTGGAGCATTTGCACCGCCCGGTGTACGAGCGGTGGATCGAGGCCGCCGCCCTGTCCGGCGCCTTTGGCCTGGGCGGCCTGCGCGGCATCGACCCGCAGACCCTGCGGCGGGCGGACTTCCGCGCCCCCGTGCTGCCGTGGATTGACCCCGCGAAGGAGGCCAGCGCCTACCAGACGCTGGTCGACGCCGGCCTGGAGTCCCGCAGCGAGATCATGCGGGCCCGGGGCCGGGATCCCGTCAAGGTCTGGGAGGAAATCCAGGAAGAGCAGGCCAGCGGGCTGTTCACGTCCACGGTCGCGGCGGCCAACGTCCCGGCGCAGACGCCTGGCGACGAGCCCGAGGAAGACGACGCCGAGACCGACGACCAGGAGGCCGCGGCATGAGCACGCTGCAGGCCCGGCTGACGGTGCACGCCA